TCAATACTATTCATGATGAACAACAATATGAGGTGCATATGGATGATGCAGAAGAACTGGTCAGTATTGCAGATCCCTGCATGACAAGAGTATCCAATTTTTTCCAGATGAATATTCCTCTTAATGCAGATGCGAAGATAGGCAGGACATGGCAAGAAACGCATTAGGAAAAACCAAGAAGTTTGATAGAAGCTTGTATGATAGAGCGGATGGAGTATCAAAGAGCACGATCATATCCTATCTCCTCTCTAAGAAGCATACGATAACCAATTCTGAAGAAAAGTATAGCTGTGATATTGAAAGCATGTCAGAAGAGGGGGTGGTATGCTTCTCTGAGACAGAGATTAAATACTCTTGGAAAGGAGAGTGGCCTAAGTCCTGGGAAGATGTAAGGATACCTTATCGAAAACAGAAATTACTTGATAAGATATCAGAGAACCTTACATTCTATGTTCTCAGGGCTGATTGTAAAGAAGCCTGGGTAATTTCTGATGAGGCTATCAAGGAGAATGCGACGATAATAGAGATACCTAATAAGTATGTTCCAGAGGGTGAGAAGTTCTTCTCTCTCCCTGTTGAGAGTATATATAAAATTAGTTTGTAATGTCAGATGATTATTTTAAATGGCTTTCCTCCATCGAAGAGGAATCAGATCTTGATGGTGGTGGAAAAATATTAGCTCCTGCATTCTATGAGTTATTATATGATAGAAAAGTTAAGACAATATACGAATGGTGCTGTGGTCCTGCATGGATTGGACTATGGTTATTAGAACAGGGTATATGTCAGGAGCTTGTAGTGTCTGATATAAACGAAAAGGCTATCGACTGTGTAAGACGTACTGTCGAGAAGCGTGGCTACCCTGTTCGTTCTTATGTAAGTGATAATCTTAAAAGCATACCTTTCTATGAAAAGTTTGATATAGTAGTTGCTAATCCACCTAACTATGTTAATATACAAAAGAGTCATTCTTTTGGATACCTAAGACACGATCTACGACCGTCTGATATTGATTGGAAAATTCATAAGAATTTCTATGAGAATATTGGAAAGCACATGCATAAAGAAAGTAACATGTACATATCAGAAGTTGAACCATACAAGAAAGAAGTATTCTTTATGGGAGAGCTTTATGATAAGAGATCCATAGAACCTATTGAAGATTTCAAGAAAATGATATCAGAAAATAATCTATCATTACAGAATATAGAAACATATACTATTTACGAAAACGAAGATACACCTATCGAGATGGCTATGTTAGAAATAGCTCTTGACAACGAATCCTAAGCGTAGTAGAGTAGTATACTATCAACCAATCCAAGGAGATTACATAATGGTTGCACAGAAAGAGACTGCGATTATTTCAGGCAAAGCTTACTGGACAAAGCTCAACCGCAAGGATGAGTTCTCTGATAAGTACCAAATGGACATTGGTGGTCTTTCTGACAGAAGTAAGGAAGTCCTCCTCTCTCATGGAGTTAAGTTAAAGAATAAAGAGGATGATCGTGGGGAATTCGTTACTGCAAAGACGCAGTACACTGTCCCTGTTATCGACTCTGATAAACAGGCTATTAACGGCAACACCCTTATCGGTAACGGTAGCGGCGTTAAAGTTAAGGTTGCCTTCAATAAGAACCATCCTTTTGTTGAGAAGTATGGCACCTCTCTATACCTTAACAAGGTTCAAGTCACTGAACTCGTAGCGTATGGTAAAGACGAGTTCGATGATGACGATGATGAAGTAGTCTAGAGTTATCTATTGGGCTTGTGATGAGCGACAGTAGCTTTGGAAATGCTCGCATGATCAAGACGCATAGTGGGCGAGGGAGTGGGCAACTATGCACATTAGTACACTAGTAGATGATATCTACGAGCGGGTTACATCCAACAAGAAAGTCTCTGAAGAAAACTTAGAGGCTTTCTTAGAAGGACTTTCTAATGTTATAAGACAACACTTAGAAGAAGAGAGGGGTACGTCTGGTGAAAAGAATATTAGAATGTCTTCAATCGGTAAGCCTGACCGTAAAATTTGGATGGACCTTAATGGTCCAAGGGTGGAGAGATCATATCAACCAGCTACTCTCATCAAGTTCTTGTACGGTTCGATCATTGAGGAACTGGTTCTGTTCCTTGCAAAAGAATCTGGTCATTCGGTACAGGAACTACAGAAGCAATGTGAGCTTGAAGGAATAAAAGGTCATCTTGATTGTAAGATAGATGGTGAAGTAGTAGATGTTAAATCTGCCAGTGACTTTGCATTTCGTAAATTTAAAACAGGCTCTATAGAAAAGGATGACCCCTTTGGTTACATAGCACAGGTAAGTGCCTATGCTGAAGCAGAGGGTAAGGAACAGGGCTACCTGCTTGCAATGAACAAGGTATCTGGAGAGCTAGTTCTATATGAGCTTGATGAACTTACTCTGATAAATGCTACCAAACGTATACAGGATATTAAGAAAATAGCGGTAAGCTCTGACATGCCACCCTTCTGCTATGAACCAGAGCCAGAGGGTAAGTCAGGTAACATGAAGCTGGCTAGAGATTGTGTATACTGTACTTACAAGTGGAATTGTTTTCCTGATATGAGAGTCTTTAGATACAAGGAGGGTTTCAAATACTTTACAACAGTGGATAAAGAACCTAAAGTACCAGAAATAACAGAGAGTGTTAGAGGATGAAATGGCTGTCTTTGTAAGGCATGAGCCTTGTCCAAAATGTGGTAGTAAAAATAATGTAGGAGTATATTCAAACGGATACAAAGAGTGTTATGGTGAAAGTTGTAATTATAAGGTTCCGCCTAACTCATACGAGGAGGAAGAAGAATACCCCATGATAGCAACAAAGGCTGTAAGTACAGGTACTATCAAGGCTATTCCAGATAGGAGAATTGAAGAAGATACATGCAGACGATATGGAACCATGCTTAATGGGACCAAGCATTTCTATCCTTACTACAGCAAGGAAGGAGAGCATGTAGCTAACAAGGTTAGGAACACAGAGAATAAAACCTTCTTTGCAGAAGGTAACATGAAAGGAGCTATGCTGTTTGGACAGCGAGCCTTCTCGGAAGGTGGTAAGTATATTACTATCTGTGAGGGTGAGGTGGATGCCATGTCTGCCTACCAGCTACTTGGTAGCAAGTGGCCTGTTGTATCCATTCGTAATGGTGCAGCGTCTGCTGCCAAGGACGTTACAGATAACTATGATTTCCTGACATCGTTTGATAATATAGTTGTATGCTTTGATAACGATGATGCTGGTATCAAAGCTTCAGCCAGAGTAGCTGAGATGCTGTCACCTAAAGCCAAGGTAATGTCCTTGCAGTACAAGGACGCTAATGATTATCTGATTAATAATAAGAAGAACCAGTTCGTACAGGATTGGTGGGCGGCTAAGACCTACACTCCAGAAGGTATCGTATCTGGAAACGAGATGTGGGATATCATCGTTGAGGGTGCTACGGAAGCATCTATCAACTACCCATATCAAGGACTACAAGATCTGACATATGGCATTCGTATGGGAGAGCTTGTAACTGTAACGGCAGGATCTGGACTAGGTAAATCCCAGTTTCTGAGAGAGCTAGTATACCACATCTTCAAGAACACTACTGACAACATAGGTATGATGTTCATGGAGGAATCTGTAAAGAGAAGCGGTCTGGCTTTCATGAGCCTTGAGGCTAACAAATGCCTGCACCTACCATCAGAGTTCTCTGCAATAACCAGTGACGATCTTACAAGGTACTTTGATAATACTTTAGGTACTGGAAGGTTATTCTTTTATGACCATTTCGGTTCTAATACTATAGACTCTATCTTGAATCGTATCAGATACTTTGCAAAAGCTCTGAATTGTAAGTATGTTGTACTAGATCATATCAGTATCATAGTTTCTGATCAGAACATGTCTGATGAGAGACGTGCTCTCGATGAAATCATGACAAAGATGCGTACTGTTGTGCAGGAACTTGACATAGCTCTGTTGATCGTATCTCATCTCCGTAGGCCCATGTCTACAGGCCATGAGGAAGGGGCTGTAACCTCCTTGTCTCAGTTAAGAGGCTCTGCTAGCATAGGGCAGCTATCTGATATCGTCATTGGCCTAGAACGAAACGGGCAGCATGAGGATGAGCTAGAACGCCACACTACAACGGTACGAGTGATAAAAAATAGATTCTCTGGCTTGACAGGGCCAGCTTGTAGAGTCTATTATAGTCGTGAATCAGGCAGACTAACGGAGGTTCATGAAGAATTTGAAGAACTTGAGTAATGCACTGGATCTATAAGCGAAAGCCTTTTACACCCAACCTTGAAAGATTTGGTTTCGTGTACAAGATAACTAATAAGAAAACTAAGAAGGCTTACATAGGTTGCAAACAATATTTTATCGGTAGTAAAACTAAGAAGCCCTCTGGTTGGGAATCCTATGCAGGTTCTTCCAAGCATTTACTAGCTGATATAGGTAAGATAGGTAAGAAACATTTTACTTTTCAGATCATCGGAGAGTATGATAATAAGAGAAGTCTTAAGTACTATGAGTGCTTCTATCAGATGAAGCTTAAAGTTCTTACTGCTGTGCTAGAGGGAACAGATGAACCAGCCTATTATAATAACTATGTGGGTGGTAAATTCTATAGACCTATAAGATCAGAGGACTGAAGATGCCTATTGTTATGCAGCTTAGAGTGCATGTGAAAGATCTGGACATGAATCCTGATGTATGGTATCTTACTCCCATACATGAGAAAGAGGTTCTTCCTGAGAAGAACATAGTTACTATCCGAATAAAGAAAACACTGACAACACACTGGTCAGATCTAAACTTTGAAGAAAATTCTGAGAAGATAACGGAAGATATTAGTAAACTGAAGTCTATACTGGCTACCAATAGCATTGTAATCCTACCTCTAGAAAAACTAACCAGTGATCTTGCAGAGATGGAAGAGAATTGTCCTAAGACTAAAGCGTTTCTTGAGAAACACATCGAAAGGTTAATGAAGCATGGCTATTAAGCAGAAAGACTTGATGGAACTTCTTGGCATCCCAGAAGATTCATATGATCCCGATAAAGAACGCCTTGTTATCGTACTTGAGGAAGAGGATGAGGAAAGAGATGAGTTCACTGTGCATATCTTTGATATCTCTGAAGATGAAACTGAGATCTCATTGATAAAAGAGATAGGCTATGGAGTGTTATCTAGTTTATATGATGAAGACTTTCTAAGCTCAGTTAGAGAAGCAGGAAAGTATTCTTTTAACGTAAAGTATCCTCAACCATTAGACTTAGAAAGCTATGGAGATAATATAATTAAGTTCAAGAAATCCTAATGGCTGATAATATCAATAATCCTGCTCACTATAATAAAGGTAAGCTTGAAACCATAGAACTAATAAAACACTCTATGGCTCCCTCAGAATTTGAAGGCTACTTACAAGGAAATATAATTAAGTATATATCTAGATACCGACACAAGAATAACTCTCTGGAAGATGTGTTGAAAGCAGAGTGGTATATAAAAAGATTAATAAAAGAACTTAATGAAGCTGTATATGCTCCTGCTCCTTGTGATACTGAATAATAAACATGCAGGGATTTATGCATAGACCTAAGAAAAGAAAGCTAAGACGCTATAAAGCAAAGCATTTACGACATCGTAAAAAGCTTGGCCCTAAATCATCATGGAGGACTAGATGAATATCAGTGTAGAACTTATTAATGCTATTTTAAACTACCTCTCAAAGAGACCTTTCAATGAAGTTAATGGTCTTGTTGGTCAGCTTATGCTAGAAGCTAGAAAAGATCAGGAGAGCGGCCAGCAAGAGCTTAGTCTTACTG